GCGCGAGGGATTGGCCGTGCTTGACACGCGCACGCTGCGGTGGTAAACGCTGGCAATGCCCAACGAACCAGTCGAGCACCGAACCCCGCGCGATGACGCAATGGAAAAGGAGGATGGGTTCGGCGACGACTACGACGCGAGGGCCATTGACGCCATACGCCGTGTGCTAGCCATGCTCGCGCCGTCCAACCGAGGCAAGGCTAGCGTAGTCTCTACAGGTTATCGCGTGATTGCGCTTGGCATACTCATGCGCAGGGAGACACGTAGCTGCGAGACAATAGCAAAGGAGCTAGGCTGCACTCGCGCTATCATATCGCATTACGTGAGGAAAATGTCGGTGGAGCTTGGCATTCAGTCACCGGACAGGACTGCCGAGGCGATAAAAACATATCAAAAGAGGCAACGGCAGATATGGCAGGAGCGGCTAGGCGCAAAGGCGACCACGCAGGCAAATACTGGAAAACAGGGCAAAAACAGGGCAAAAACAGGCAAAAAGGGGGGGCATAAGGAATCTTTTACTCAAGGGGTCTCCTCGCGGGTGCGCCAAACTAGCGGCAAAAACGTGTGAATTTGAAAAATAAACCAATCCCCCCTAAACCGACTAAAACGGTCGGGATTAAGGCCAAGCACGGGCGTGGCTATGACGACATCGCCGAGACCTTGGCAGCAGCAGCACAGCGACTAGGATGCACGATGTCAGACCTCCGGCGCGCGAGGGATGCAGGATGCCCCGGCTTCGCGCATGGGCGCGTGAAGATTCCCGTCGTGAAGAAGTGGCTGGAGGCAAACCCGTCGGCGGAAGACGACATGGACGAGGAGGCGCTAAAGAAGCGCAAGCTCTTAGCGCAATGCCGCAAGCTGGAACTGGACGAAGCCATCCTGCGCGGCGAGTTCACCGGCAACGCGATGGTGACGCAGATTGCCGTTGCGTGGAGTGCTCAGGTGCGCTCCGAGTTTATGCTGCTCATCTCGGAAACGCCCACATGGGCAGGCCTCGACGCGCCGACGCTGCAAGACCGCGCGAAGAACTTCGTCAACGGCGCACTCGGCAGGCTCACGACATTCTCGGCACCATGCACGCCTGCGAGCTAGCCATCCGCGCGCAGCTACGCATCCCGGACAACCGGACTGTGGAGCAGTGGATACTCGACCAGCGCATCCGGCCACCGGGCAGCGCGCGCGGGACGCAAATGGATCTCAGCCTCACGCCTTGGCTGCGCGAGCCGTGCGAAGCCGTCGCGGACAACCACAACCGCGAGGTGGTCATCGTCGCCCCGACTGGCGCGGGCAAGACGACGGTGCTTGACGCCTCGCTGCTCAGGGCCACGCGGGAAGACCCCGGCTCAATCATGCTGGCGATGCAGACCGACGAAGATGCGGACGCATACTACGACGAGCGGCTGGAGCCGATGCTGCAAGGTCTCGACGGCATCGGCGAAATGATTCGGGCGTTGCCACGCGGCAAGCGACGCAAGGGCGAGCTAGTGCTCCCGCACATGACTTGCTTCGTTGTCGGCGCGAAGATGAGCGCCTTCCAGCGCAAGTCAGTGCGCTACGTTTTCCTCGATGAAGTTTGGCAAATCAAGCACGGGCTTGTCGCCGAGGCACGCGGACGGCATCACGACCGATGGAATGCGCGGGTGGTGCTCACTTCACAAGGAGGCTGGCAGCATGTGGACACCGACAACGGGCGCGTGAAGACTGAGCTTTACGAGGCATGGGAGCGCACCGACCGGCGCGAGTGGCAGTTCGTGTGTCCCGAGTGTCACACCGCGCAGCCGTGGAAATGGAGCGGGCTGAAATGGGCGGATGAGAAGCGGGCCGATGGCAGCATTGACGACACCGCGATCACGCAGAGCACGCACTACCAATGCGCGAAATGCGAGACGAAGTTTCACGACGACATCGCCGCGCGGCGGATGCTCGCCAACTCAGGCCGATACGAAGCGACGAACCCGCAGCCGCTCACGGTACCGGGCAAGCACGTCGGCTTCCACTGCAACGCGCTCACGCTTTACTACGTCGCGTGGTCAACGCTTGTGCTGGAATGGAAAAAGGCCAGCGAGCTTACCGCAGCCGGCGACAAGTCAGCGCTGCAAGTGTTCGTGCAAAAGCGGCTCGCGGAGTTCTGGAAGGATGAGGAGGACGAGCCTGGCGTCGTGCTCGGCGGCGCTGACTATCGCTTCGCGGACTACGCCAACGGCGAAGCGTGGGAGGGAGAGGTGCATCGCTTCCTCACCATTGACCGCCAGCGCGATCACCGATGGGCAGCGTGTCGCGCATGGAAGTCGGACGGCTCATCGCGCCTGCTTTGGTTCGGGAAGATACTCACCACGGAAGGATGCCGCGAGTTGCAACAGCGCATAAAGGTCGCGGACTGGGCGACGTTTCAAGATGCGCAATACGAGACCGGCGAAGTGTATGACGAGTGTGCGCGCTACGGGTGGACGGCGCTGCACGGCTCAGGCGATAGCGGCTTCACGCACAACCCGCCCGGCAAAAAGCCAGTGCGGAAAATTTACTCCACGCTCAAGCAAGCGCAGGCACCGGGCGGCGGGCGTGCGCGCTACGTTTTCTTCGCGAACGAGGGCGGCAAGGACATTCTCGCCAAGCATCGCGGCGGGCACTCGGCAACGTGGGAGATACCGGACGACGCTGGCGTGGACTACCACACGCACATCAATTCCGAAATTAAGAAGGACGTGATCCAGAAAGTGACGAAGCAAATCATCCGCCGATGGTGCCGCATCGGGAGCAGACCGAATCACGGCTGGGACTGCGAGGTGATGCAAATCGTCGCCGCTCTCATCAAGGGCGTGATCGCCGCGCCCGTGTCGGAGGCGGAGAAAAGTGTTGACGCTACGGCATCGGCAACGTAAAAGCAACGCACATCTTCTGCGTTGCGAGCGCAAAACAATCCCGGCGGCTTGGCCGATCCGTCCCGCGCTCGCAACGTGGGCGGTGGCTTTTACAAAATGAACACCACAAATACAAAACAAGCGCCGCTTCCTGACTGGTATCTTTCAGCAGAGAAGCGAACCCGCAGGATGGATAAGTCGGACAACCGCTTCGGCCTTGCGGCTCCATCGCAATGCGATGCGCGCGTGCAGAAGCAAACAGCCTGCGCCGCCTTTGACGCTGCCACTGAGTTATTGCAACGCGGCGAGAAAAGCCAAGCCATTGAAGTATTCGCCGAGGCATTCGTGCTCGCGATGGAAACGCCGACTCACAATTAAACGATGACCATCAACCCAAAATTCCGCTCACTCATTCCACCGCTCGCGCCGGAGGAACTTGCGCAACTTGAAGCCAACATCCGCGCAGACGGCTGCCGTGACCCGCTTGTGACGTGGCGCGACATGCTCATTGACGGCCACAACCGTTACGACATTTGCACGCGGCACGGCATCGCGTTCAAGACGTTTTCCAAATCGTTTCAGGACGAGGACGAGGCGCAGGTGTGGATTATCCGCAACCAGTTTGGGCGACGCAACATCACGCTGTCGTCACGCTGCGAACTGGCCGAGAAGCTGGCCGAGGCGTTGAAACCGAAGGCGGAAGCGAGCTACAAAGAGAATGTAGGCAGGCCGTCTAAATCGTCGCCAAAATTGGCAACGATTTCCAAGGTTGACACCCGCGAACAGGCCGCAAAGGAAGCAGGTGTATCTCACGGATCACTCGCCGCCTTTCGATACCTGAAGGACAACGCCGAGCCGGAAGAACTGGCAGAGCTAAAGCGCGACCCAAACGCCAAGCTCCACAAGGTCGTCAAGACGGTGAAGGAGCGGAAACAAAAGGCGGCACGCCAAGAGAAGCGCAACGATGCCGCAAAGGACGTGAAGCTCGACAATCGCATCATCATCGGCGACTTCCGCGCACACGCGGACAAGATCGTCGACGGTTCGTTGTCGCTCATCTTCACCGACCCGCCGTATGACCGCGAGGCGTCCAAGATGCTTCCCGCGCTGGCGGAGTTCGCCGCGGCCAAGCTCGCGGACGGAGGCTCGCTGATTTGCTACGTCGGCCAGACGCAACTGCCAGCGGCAATGGACGCGCTACGGCTTCACTTGCGCTACTGGTGGACGATTGCTTGCGTCCACGCGGGACGCTCAACCGTGATGCGAGAATACGGCATCAACGCTGGGTGGAAGGCCGTGTTGTGGTTTGTCAAAGGAACACGCGACGACAACAGCATCATGGTCAATGACGTGATGAGCGGTGGTGAGGAAAAGACGCACCACGACTGGCAGCAATCGCAAGGCGAGGCGGAATACTGGATTGAGAAACTGACCCCGAAAGACGGCATCGTGTGCGATCCGTTCCTCGGCGGCGGCACAACAGCGGCAGCGGCAGAAAAGGCAGGCAGGAAATGGATCGGCTTTGAGATTGATCCGACCACGGCTGCAATCGCTGGGGCACGAATCAGCGGCAAATGACCAGACGGTTCGCCACCTATGTGACATGCGCGCGTTGCGGCGCGAACCACACGGCGGAAAGCGCATTCCAGAGATGGGTGCGCGAGAACCCCGCGCTTGATTCTAGCGACGGTCACGTTGTCAGCGACTTCGATTTTTTCGTGCATCGCTTTATGACCCCGACCGGAGGCCGCGCAATTCAAGCGGTGATGTTTCTGGAAGTGAAAACAAACTGGGCAGAGATGCGAATATCGCAGCGCAAAAGTCTAAGCATCGCCCGCCAGTTAATCCAGAACAGAAGAGGATTAGAGCGACTGCACGAAGTCACAGATGGAATTCGAGGGCCGACGATCCGCGTTTGGAATTTCGGCGGGTTCGAGCTTCGATTTAGCGGCGAAAGTCCGACAGACTCCGACCGGATTACATGGAGCGGAAAAAAAATAAGCGCGGAAACTTTGGAAAGGCTTCTGCGCTTCGACATTGATCCGCAAACACTCAGGCCAATTGACTGGAGAGCAAACCACCACAGACCGGAGCAGACGATCCCGCTCAACTTCCACTAGAGCGCAAGCCGCCCTCAGTTTTGACACCGCTGCCTTGGCATGGCCGACCTCTCCATCACCGCCGCTTCCGTCATCCCTTCCGCAAACGCAGTCATCGCCATCGGCACCGCTGGCGCAACCATCGTCGCGGGGCAGAGCCTCTACATCGACACCGCGAACAGCAACGTGCTGAAGCTCTACGACGCGGACGGCTCGGCGCTCACCTCCACGATGGCGGGCATCGCCCTCGGCGGCGCGGCCAGCGGGCAACAGGTGCGCTACGTGACGCAAGACCCCGCGCTTGTGCTCGGCTGCACGATGGTAGTCGGCGACACCCTTTGGGGCAGCGACACCGCAGGCGGGCTGACAATCACTTTCGCGGAACTGGAAGCTGGCGACTACATCACCTGCGTCGGCGTCTGCACGGTTGTCAACAGCGCGATCAACTTCAAGATGATTCCGGCTGGCGCGGTGAAGGCGTAGTTTGACACCGCCGAAAAGGCGTGAGCATTGACGCCGAATTTATCCTCGCCCTTTTGCGAGTCATCAAACTTCGCGGGCGAGACGTGATCGAAACCGTCTTTCTCGGCGAGTTCTCAATCGTGAGCGGACAGGGCGGCGGCAAGCTGGTGAACACCTCAGTCGGCGGCAAATCCTTTTCCTTTTCGCTCCCGGCAAGCATGTCGAGCGACGCACTCATGATCGCTTGTGACCGCGCACTGAGGCAGTGGGATTCGCTCGACGCCACGCAGCGCGCATTGCTTTTTACGACCCGCAAACAGTCCACCGTGCGGGCATCGTTCTAAGCTATGGCATCGCTCGTTGACCCTCAAGGCTTCCCGGTTTCATCGAAACTTCTGCACGCTGCGCAGAAGAATACCGGCGACCGCCCCTATTGGCGCGACGGCATCCGCGACACAGAGAAGGACATCCCGTTCCAAGACTGGCGCACGGTCGTTTCCTACAGCCGCCGCCTCTACGCCAATGACGGACTCGTAAAAGGCGCGATTGACCAGATGGCACAGCACGCCGTGGGGCGCGCGTGGAACCCGAATTACACCGGCGAAGATGCCGAGTGGGGCAAGGAAGCCGAGCAATGGCTCACCGAGGAATGGTTCGGCGTGTGTGACGTGCGCGGCGACCAGTGGGACTTCAAGACCTCGCTTTTTAACGACTCCGTGGCGCTCGACGTTGACGGCGATTTCCTTGTCATCCTCACCGAGACCGAGGGCGGCTTCCCTGCGATTCAGCATCTGCCGGCGCACAAACTCGGCATCCGCGACACCAACAAGACGACCGTGGAGAAAGGGCCGCTGCGTGGATTCCGTATCGAGCAGGGCATCATCCTGAACGACCTCAACCGCGTCGTCGGCGTCCGCATCCTCGGCGAGACGGAAAAGGACGACCGCGACGTGATCGCGAACGACTGCATTTTTTGCTTCAACGCCACGCGCGCAGACCAGATTCGCGGACTGCCTACATTCTCGCACGCCATCAACGAACTGCGCGACGCTTGGCAGTCGCAGCAGTGGGAGCAAATCACGCACCAACTCGCGTCGTCCATCGGCCTCATCGAGCACAACGAACTCGGCGCGGCAGACCCGAACGACCCCGGCACCGTGCTTGGCGAGACCGGCACGAACGAAGAGACTTTTACAAGCAAGCGCATGGAGGGCGGCATGATTCGCTACTTCAAGGCGGGCAGCGGCGCGAAGCTCGAAGAGTTCCTGAGCAACAAGCCCGGCCCCGCATGGGAGGCATTTCAAGAACGCATCTTCAAGAAAGCCCTCGTCGGCGCGTGCTGGCCGTATGCGCTGTGCTGGCCGGGCGCGGGACTCACCGGGCCTGCGGAGCGTTCGCAAATCGAACTTGCGCGCGCAACCATCCTCGACCGGCAAGAGCTGCTTCAATCGGTGGCACTGCGCGAGATCCGTTACGCACTGAGCAAGGCGATGAACATCGGGCGCATCTCGCGCTCGACGGACTGGTGGAGGTGGAAGTTCACGCTGCCGCCGAAGTTCAGCATCGACAACGGCAGGGACGGCCAATCACGCCGCGAGGACTACAAGCTCGGTCACAAGAATCTGCGCGGCATCCTCGGCGAGCAAGGCATCGCATACGACCATCATCGCCGCGAGCGGAAGGGCGAAGTCACAGACCTGCTATCGGACGCGCTGGAAGTGGCGAACGAAAAGGAAGTGCCGTTCGGCCTGGTGCTTTCGCTCATGCAACAGCAGACGGCAACGGCGAGCGTTGGCGGCGGAATGAACGGGCAACCCGTGGCAGATCCGAATGACCCCGCGCCGGAACCCGCGCCAGTGGTTACGCCGCCCCAAGTTTGACACCGCGCGAAAAGAAAATGGGCCGCACCTACGCATTCCGCACAACCTTCGCATCCGGCGCGATTAACACGGACGCGCGCACTATCAGCGGCGTGAGTGTTATCACGGAAGGCCCGGCGCTAGGGCACGGAGTGATGATAGACGCCGAGAGTCTGAGCACCGTCAAGACGTGCGCGGAGACTTACGGCGGCGGGCTGAAAGTGAAGATGAATCACCGCAGCGGCGCAGATGCCATCGTGGGCAGGCTTTCAAGTTTCCGAATTGAAGGCCAGCAACTCCGCGCGGACTTGCAGCTTTTGAGGTCGCATCCGCAAACGGCGATTGTCTTGGAAATGGCGGAGACGATGCCGGAATCCTTCGGACTGAGTATCAGCTTTTCCGGCGCGCTGGAAGGCGAGGAAGGCGAGACGCAGTTCATGCGCTGCCTCGAAATCTACTCGTGCGACATCGTGGACTCACCCGCCGCAAACCCTAGCGGCCTCTTCTCTAAATTTGACACCACCAACAATCAACATCCTAAACCCATGATCATCGAAACTCCCGAATACCTCGCACTCATCGCCGAACACAAGATCGCGTGCGAGCAGGGCGTGACGCTCAAGGCCAATTTTGAGGCGCTCACCGCCGAGAAGACCGACCTCAGCGCGAAACTTTCCGAGGCTTCAACCAAACTGAAGGACGCCGACACGGCGATCTCTGAACTCAAAGCCTCGATTGAAAAGACGGCGGTAGAACATGCCGCCGCTCTTTCCGACTTCGACAAAAAGGTGAGCGCCAAGGCCGCGACGATGCTCGCGCAGACTGGCACCACGCCAGTCGTCATCGGCAGTCCCGCCGCACCGGAGCCTTCCGCAATCCTCACGCAGTTCAACGCAATCACCAACCCCATCGAGCGCGTCCGGTTCTATCGCGCAAACAAGGTCGCAATCGACGCCACGTTCTCCAAGTAACAATCACCCATAAACCCACATGCCTTACACTAATCTCAATATCGCCCGCCTCGCGAATGCCGCGCTGGAGGGCTTCGTCAAAGAGCTTCTGCCGCTCAATGTTTTCTCGCGTTCCTACTCGCCCGATGTAGTCGGGCGCACTCAGGGCAACGTCGTCCTCGTCCCGCTCATCGGTGGCCTCGTTGCCACTACGTTCGGCGGCACCTACGCCATCACGACCTTTGCCAAGAGCGTCGTGACCGTCACAATTAACCGCCACAAGATTGTGCCCATCGGCCAAACCGACTTGGACGCCATCAACAACAGCGATTCTTCGCTGGAGGCGTTTGGCTTCCAGCAGGGCGCGGCGCTGGCGCAGGCGGTTATGGAGGACGTGCTCACGCTCGTCACCACGGCAAACTTCACTTCCGTCACGACCTCGCTCGCGGCGAATCTGAACGTGCCGCATCTCCGCGCCGCTCGTCTCGCGCTCAACCAAGCCAACGCTCCCAAGTCGCCACGATTTGCGCTGCTCGACGCGGTGGGCATGGATGCGCTCTTGGGTGTCACGAACTTCGTGCAGGCTCAGATGTTCGCAGACCAGAACGTCCTCACCGAGGGCAAAATCATGCGTGCGCTCGGGTTCGACTTCTACGAACTCAATTCGAGCTTCGTTTCCGCCGCCTCGGTGAACGCCTTCATCGGCCACGGCTCGGCAATCGCAATCGCGATGCGCTACCTCGCACCGCAGCGTCCCGAGGAATACGACAACGCGCAAGCTTACAGCGACCCGACGACGGGCGCGACGGTCGGCCTCCGCGACTTCTACGACCCGGCCACCGGCACGCGATACATGGCGCTGGAGTGCAACTACGGATACTCCGCTGGCATCACCAACGGCGCGCGCATCATCAAGCGTGACGACTAGCCTTTAGGCTGGATAGTTCATACAGGAGCGCCGAACTCAGCAACGGGTTCGGCGCTTTTGTGTCTTGACGTGGCGACGATGAAACCGTAAAACGCAGGCTTATGAATGCCCATCCCGCAGACTCTCCGCCGCCCGTGTCGTCATTGGAACCTCTCAGGGATGGGCCGGAACCGGGCGGCACGGGCGCGCGGACTCCGCTGATTTCCCTTTGCATCATCGTCGGCAACGTCGAGGAATACATCGTTCGTTGCCTCGAATCATTCGCGCCCATTGCGGATGAAATCGTGGTTGTCCGCGCCATTGGTTGCGCTTGGCCGGACGCGACGCTCGACATCGCCCGCGACAAGTTCGGCGCAATCGTCGGCGAGTATCGCAACGCATCCGGGCACGAAGATTGGCCCCACGTTGACAACTTCGCCGCCGCGCGCCAACTTTGCTTCGACCTCGCGACCGGCACTTATTGTTTTTGGTGCGACACGGACGACATCCTGTTGAGCGGCGCGGAACTCATCCGCGAATTCGCGCAGCACGGCGCATATACATGCTTCATGTTTCCATACGCCATCCATGGCAAAGGGCTGGCGGTGCCGCGTGAGCGCATGATGCTGCGCGGCTCAGGCAAATGGGTTTGCCCGGTGCATGAGCATTTCGAGTTTGCGATTCAGCCGGTGCAGGCAATCGAGGATGAGCGCGTGGTGATTCAGCATCTCCCGCATCACGAAAAGACGGGCAGCAACGACCGCAACCTCCGCATCCTCCGCAGCATCCCCGAAGCCGAAATGACGACCGGGCTGCTTTACCATTTGCACATCGAGCTTCTCGTCATCGGCGACGTCGAGGGCAGCGTGGAGGTGGCGAAGAAGGTGCTCGCTTGTGACGACCTCGGAAGGCCGGAGCGCATGGAGCTTTTTATGAACTTAGCTCAAGTGAGCGAAGACCCGCGACAGAAGGAGGCGCTGTATCATCAAGCCTACGCGTCCGACCCACGCCGGCGCGAGCCGCTGCTCATGCTGTGCAACAACGCGATGAACAACTGCGAGGCGGACATAGCCCTCGCGTTCGCGCGGCAGATGATGGCCACCGACAGACCGGACGTGAAGGAATGGAACGAAAGGGCCGCGCTTTACGAATGGCTCGGTGACGACATCTACGCGCAGGCACTTCGCGCGAATCGCATGTATCCGCAGGCGGAAATCGTTCGGCAGAACCGATTCAATACGGAAGGCGGTGCTCGCATCTCGCTCGTCCACGCCACGCGCGGCAGGCCAAAGCAGGCGGCGCTTGCGCGCAAGGTATGGCTCGACGCGGCGGCGCACCCCGAAAGCATCGAGCACATCTTCGTTTTCGACACGGACGACACCGCTAGTCATTGCCTGCGTCGCTTCCATCACAGCGAGATGCCAGCGGGCGGCGGATGCGTGGCAGCGTGGAACCGTGGTGCAGGCGTCACACAGGCACCCGTCATTGTCCAAATGTCGGACGATTGGACGCCGCCGCATAAATGGGACGACCTCATCATTGAACGAATCGGCGACCCATTCGAGCAGCGCGTGCTCGCAGTGAGTGACGGGCATCGCACGGACACGCTGCTATGCATGGCGATTTGCACGCGGAAGTTCATCACGGAGTCGGATGCGTTTCTTTTCCATCCGTGGTTCACTGGCGTCTATTCCGATAACTGGTTCACGCATCGCGCATACGAGCGCGGCGCGGTCATCGAGGCGCGCGACCTTGTGTTCAAGCATCATCACCCGGCATTCGGTGCCGACAATATGGATGCGACCTATGCGCAGCAGAACGCGCCCGCGCGCTACGAGGAAGGCAAAGCCATCTTCGACGAACTCCTGCAAGGCCGCGACTGGTCAACCGTGCCCGGCTGGTTCAACTATTACGGCTTCTACGGCTCAATTGCAAAGCGTCTGCAAGACGGCGACACCATCGCGGAGATTGGCGTGTGGATGGGGCGGTCGATTATTTTCATGGCGCAGACGCTCAAGCGCATGGGTAAGCGCGTGAAGATTTACGCCGTGGACACGTTCAAAGGCGAGGCAGGCCAGCCGGAACACGTCGAGATTGTGAAAGCCCACGGCGGCAGTCTGCGCGCCGTATTCGAGGCGAATCTCGCCCGGTGCGGAGTCGCTGA